CAAGGCTTACACCTGTTGTTCCATTGAGTTCGAGAGACATTTATAGCACCACCCATCTTGATCCACTAGGGACAGTTACTGATACACCACTATTAACTGTTATAGGCCCAGCAGTAAGCGCATTGTTCCCAGTAGCCACGGTATAGTTAGTTGCTATTGTTGTCGGATTTTCAAACAACGCTCCAGTAACAACTCCACTAGGGGCAATAACCTTATCGTCAGCTTGTGCGTATACAGCTTTTTCCGCTGGGTAAGTACAAAATACGTCTTTATCTCCAGCACCAAGATTAAGCGCACTACCAGAGTTTGATGACTCCAGTATCGTCGTCCTACTTAGCGTTGTACCTGAAGACGTATACGTACCAATACCTACTTCCCAATCAGTTCCAAACACAATTGTGTAGAACGTAGTATTACTATCACCTATTACAGAAAACGATTGAAAACCAGCAACTGCACCGGCTAATGTTAACGTGCCAGTACCAGTTGTTGTACTTGTTTCCTTAACCCTATCTTTTACGACAAGAGTCATTTAGGCAATCCTAATAATTGCGTTGGTTGCGTCGTTTGCAGGGAATATAATAGTAAAGTCCCCAGCGGTAGATGTTTTATCTCCACCAAAATCTAAGACTGCGACTGCTGCGTTAGGAACTGCTCCACTAATACCATTAGCCGATGGCGTGTTGTTGTAGATAAGTGCGCCACGAGCTGTAACTGTTACGTTGGAAAACGTAAGGTCAGTAAAGTCTGTAAACCCAGTACCCGCAGTAGAGCTAGTTTCTGTTTTAGCCACACCTGTATTGGTAAGCGCTCCGCCGCCAGCAGTATAATTAGTACCTACTGATTCGTTGGTAGCTGTATACTCGGTTGTGTTTGCGTTAATTGTAGCTGTGCTAGTGTAAAGCGCTAACTTAAATGTATCCCCAGTGGTGACACGAAAATCGTGTACAGCCAGCATAAGCTCGGCTTTGAAAGAAGTACACATTGCTTGTTCTATTGCCATGATTGGCTCCTTATATATCTAAGATTGATATTAGTTCTGAATAACCAGCTTTTGTGAACTTGTTAGCCAGAGTTACGTTGTGAGACTTTACAGCCTCATGTAAATAAAATATTAAAACTTGTTTAATCTGTGCTCTAAACGCTTCCGCCTGATCTCTAATGGCAGGATGAGATTGTGACCCTACTGAAATAATCTTATCAAGGGCGCGCTCTGCTATTTCTTCAGGTGTAAAACCACGACCCTCTGTAGTAGCAACTGTAATACCACTCCCACCTAACAAAAAAGAAAGTTCGTCTGTTTGCATATTATTTTACTGGGTACCTTACTTGTGGAGTTCTATACATATCTTGACGGTTTTTAGCATCACCAAGCATCTTAATTAATCCTAGCGCCTCGTCGTATCTTTTTTGGTAGTTAGCAAGTTCATCTACTTCTGCCTTCATAAACGTAGCTGCTTCTAGTAGAGACCCGTACAAAAGTACAGAATCAAATTCGTCCCCAAGCCAAGATGTACCCGCAGTCACAATAGACTCTGGGTAATAGAAATAATGTAACTCCGCAGAATAATTGCTATTTGGTGTAGGCCCAACTATAAATGAATTATCGTCAAAAATAGCGTAATGCGTAGGCACGCCAGTAGCTGTAGGGTTAGGAAAAGCCTCCCGAATAAAGTTAACGTCTTTGTTTAACAGAAACGTTTGACTACCATCAGCAGCTATGACCGATAAGGAAAACGTAGACAGCCAATCTATTGGGATGCCCAAGTACTTAACATTTTCGGAAAAGTTTCCTGTTACATTCTTACGTAGATCAGGTAGTTGAACAACATTATAAACACGTTGTTCCGCCTGACGTATAAACGTATCAATCTGCTCCTTACCCGTAAAAGTAGTAGCCACAGCAGAGGTGTCATTCACAGACGTACTCGGGAACGTATTTTCAGCGTATCCTTGAATCGTCTCAAATAGAGTAGAGTAATCCATTAGCCTATCTTCTTGCTATGACCAGTTCCTTTAGTAGCTGCCCCAGTACCACGAGTCTTTTGTGTCTGAGTATTTGCTACGTTGTTTGGGTACCCGTCTACATTTGGCACAGGCTCTTCTTTTGGCTGTCTGTATGTTCCTGTATCTTTCATAACAACTCCTTAATTGGTTGTGATTGTTACTGTTCCTAACTGTCCGTTAGCCTCTAAATCGTCTACAAGCCCAGAAAGGTTTAGTGGATCGTTAAGCCCTACTGGATTCCAACCCCATTGTATATCTCTCGATTGGGCATAGCTATTGTCTGGTCTAGGGTTACGCAACGCCTGTGGGTCATCCACAGGATACATACCTAGTTGATTCTGGGGTTGATCTGGCTCCCAGCAACTAGGACACACCATAATATTAACATTTTTGGTTCTTATCGTTAACTCTTTTAACTGCTTGAGTTTGTACTGAAAACCGCAACGATCACATTCTGCTATCGCATGTTTGCCGGAAGCAAATTTATTCGCCATATCAGCCTTTAGTAGAGCATCTGCCTAGGAGCCAACCTTAGAGAAGCCTTCTCTCTATCCTCAGAAGAAGCGAAGTTCCATTGCTCTTCGTAAGCTAGTTTTAACATCTCAATTCTATTCATAGCCTCTGGAAGCTTTAACGATAAGTAATAAGCTAACCCAGCCACCATACAAGGTAGGAACCTAAACGGAATATCTTGCGTGTCTACACCATTACCAGCATCTTGAATACGTCTAAGTCTCCAGTACGTAAAAGTGTAGGTATCATTATCAGGAACAGGCCACACATTAATTGTCGGGTATACAACCCCATCAACAGGATCTGTTGCACCTGATTGCCTGTTTATCCATAGTTGAATCGGCCTACCTTGAGAGTTCTTGTTAGGTATAGATGAATACGTAGAAGAACTAATTCTAGATATGTTTATATCATTTTGGCTTGTGCCAGTACCCGTACGGACAACATGATCTAAAAGATCAATAGTATCAACAGGAAGATTATAAGTACCAGTGCCTTGCGTAAGTGCGATGCTACCTTGATCGATTGTCCATAGATTAATGCCACGATTAGCCCATTCTATTGTTAGTAAGTTTAAGGATCTACGCGCAGTACGCATATCATAGCCAGTACGTAACTCTGTACCGCAACGCTCAAAAGCCTCTTCTACAAGGTTATTGAGGTCTAGATTAAATGAACTGGTTCCTGACGTAGTCATAAGGTATTTACCTTAAAAGTGTGGCTATAAGTAGCCCTATAACACCGAGAATAGAGGCCATGTGTAAGGCTTCCATACGAAATATACGTTTATCAAGTGCTCCTAGTTTATCTAAAACTGAATCGTACCTAGCTGCGCATTCCCTTTCGTGTGCATTTAATTGCGCTTGGGTCTGCGTTATTGAATCTGCGTGTGTAACAACGGGTTTTGCTACCGCTCTACGTTTCTTAGGAGTTTTTATACCAGGAGTGGTTGCCATTATGTTATCTTCCTATATTTGCGTACCTTCTCAGCAATGTTTTTAGGTTGTTTAGCAACCTGTTTGCCTGAAGCTCTTGCTTTGCGTTTAGATTTTGTGGTTGCCGCATACTCTTTATCCGTTAGTGCTTTAATAGCTTTCTCTGGGAGGTACCGCTCCCCAGTTGCTTTTGCACCTTGAGTTGACGGTTTCCCACTCTTAGTTTTCCATTCCTGCTTCGTCCATTCCTTCAGACTCTTTTGTGGTTTAGCGAGGGCCATTATGACTTATAACCCCCACCAGCCTCTTTATACCTTTTTGCTAGCATCTGGGCTTTTCGAGCACTCCATTGACCTGGAGCACCACCTTTACCACCTGCTTTAATGCTATTAAAAATACTTTTGCGCATACCTGGTTTGGTATAGTTACCCGCTTCGTTAACTTTAGACTTAGCTTGTCCACCACTAGCTAGTTTTTTTACTACCTTTGGGTTTACGGCACCCATACCACGGGAGGGCATCATAACGACTAAATCATTCTTCCGCGAGTTTTGCCTTTTGTAGCACAACCGTCACCTCGACGAGCACCTGTCTTCTTGACCTTACCACCCTTTCTGTAATCATCTACGTTAAATTCATCAGACAACCTTCGTGTTCTGGATTCTCCACTAAACTTTTGTAGATTGTCGGGCTTGCTTTCTACTTCTTCAAGTTTCTTTATTAACTCC